CCACTTCCTGCTCCGTCTAAATAAACTGCTTTTGTATCTCCTGGAGGAATAGTGATGTTAGCTCCACTGCCTTGGGAAATAATTATGTTTTGAGAACCACTTGTACCATTTTCAATAAAGTGCATTCTGCTAAGAGTATTAGGGGCAATTGTAATTGTACAAGCAGAATCTAGTGTTCCTGTGTATTCAAGATACATGGCCCTTCCAGGGTCACTAGCTCCGTCTGCTACTGTAGTAGTGTGAGTATCAGCATTAGTTGTAATGGCTTCTGTGCCATAACTTAAAGCTTCGCCAATTAATTCTAAATTTGTGTTTGTTGTCGTACCCCAAGTTCCTGCGCCGTCACCTGTTGCCAGTTCATTTAGTCTTAGGTCATTTACGTATGTTGATGCCATTTCTATTCCTCTTGAAAATTATATATTATTTATGCAGCAACTTCATTCCAGTTAGGAGATTGTGTATCTGTTACTGTAGTATAGGACGGACTTTGATTTTCATCAACTAATCCCCAAACATTAACATCTGTGGTTCCAGCTGTCATTGCCTCTAAAGTATCTAAAGTTATAACGGCTGCTGCGTTAGGAACGATAGAACCAACAGCTGATGGCATGTTAAAACCAACTACTGATATATTATTGTTTGTTATTAAAGATATGCTACCTATTGCAGAAGTAGCTGCTACTCCTGTTGGGACTACGTTAGCCTCACCATCAACAAGAACTGATAATGAACCTAATGTTCCTGCTAAACCTGGTACTGATGCTATTGCTTGAGCGTTTACGCCTGCAACTGGAGCGCCAACAGTAAGCGCAGATGGAGCTGTAACATTAACGGGCAGATCGCCTTCACCAAAGCCTAATTGACCCCAGGTGCCACGACCCCAACCGTTTAGTTGTTGAGCCATTTTACGCTATTCTTATAATCGCTGTCGCAGCTGCCTTTGCTGGAAATACTACTGTAAAATCACCTGCGGTAGAAGTTTTATCTCCACCAAAATCTATAGTTGCTACTGATTTATCGCCATTTGTGTCGTTATAGATCATACAGCCTCTTGCTGTAATTGTAGCTGTACTAAAGGTTAGGTCATTAAAGTCAGTTACAGCGGTAGTACCTGTAGCAGAAGGTGTTACGTTAGTTAACGCAGAACCACCTGAACTATAGTTAGTGCCACTTGCTTGACCAGTTGTAGTAAAAGCAGTTGTAGTAGCTCCCAAAGTTGCTGAACTTGTATACAAGGCTAACTTAAAACTGTTACCACTACTGTTAGTGAAGTTATGAGTGCCTGTCAACAATTCTGTTTTGAAGCTTGTTGTCAATGTTGATGTTATTGCCATATTAAATACCTTTAATTATTTTTGCCAAATCCTCACTACCCCCTTTAGATAAATCTTGAATTAAGGTAGCTTTATAAGATTTTAAAGCATTTTTGATATATATCAAACATACTTTATATATTAGGTCTCTATAAGCTCTGGCTTGGGCTTTAATATGCTCTTCATTATCATCTGAAATACCTACTATTTTGTCCGTAAGTTGCTCTGCCCAAAACTCAGGAGGATGGCCTCCAAACTGAGTTGTAGCTATTTCAACCATTCCTAATTGTGGCAATCCATCTGGTGTTATTTTTATTACCATTTTTTAGGTTCCACAGGTTTATCTTTCTTTATATGAGTGTCATATCTGTCCATTAAAGTTGGTTCTTTAGGTTTTTCTGGCTCTTGATACTTCATAGCTTCACTACGTTTCATACTTTGTAGTTTGCCTTCTTCATCTGACATAACCAGTAAAGGGTCATCTAAACGATGATATCCGTATAATTTATCTTCTGCTGGAACTGCTGCATCGAGTAGGTAACTAGAAGAGGCAACCTCAACTTTCATACCTTCACTCATACATTTGCTTAACCAAAACTCAACACAAGCTCTACCAGCTTCTGCAAAGTATAAGTTTCCTTTATAACCAAAATCTACGCCAAATAACTGTATATGAGCAACTTTATTGTATAAAGCAAATGCTATTACATAGGCAACAGTATTATTAAAGTAATGGCATCCCCATTCTTCTAATACTTCATCTATTGGATATTCAACCAGACCTGGACATCTATCATCTAGTTCACATGTGTATATTGGACCTTGATGTTCTTTTAATACTTTTGCCATACTATTAGTTTGGCCTCCAGCATCATCTGTGTCTAAGAATCTAGACGCTGGGTCCATCATAAATACTCTATCGTGAAATATAACGTCAGAAACTGCGTTAATTGCCCATACTTCATCAAATTCTGCACCATGGGACTTTGCCATGCAGTAATCAAACCAACTCCTACCCATGCCCACAATGGCTATATTCTTCCCCTCAAGCTCCTTGATTGGGTTCATCTACTTCTCCTTTTTTTTAAGTTAACTAACTTGCGATCGAAGGGAATCATAACGATATTCGTCTCGTCTTCCTCTTGCTTCGGCTCGTTCTTTTATTCTTGCTATTTCTTGCGAGAATCTATTTTCGTAATTTGCTAATATATCTGGCTCACCTTTCATAAAGGTATGGCCTTCTATTAAAGACGCGTATAGCAGCGCATCTCTAGCATTAACAGATAACCACGTCCCTGCGGTATCTGATACTAAACTGGTTGGTCTATATAAGTAATGTAACTCTACTGTATAGTTAGCGTCTGGTATTGGAGCTAGTGCTATTGTTGAACCAGAGCTAGTTGATGTTGAATAAGCTTTATCGTAATCTGCATAATACTTTGGCAATCCTCTTTGTGATGTATCACTTAAGTCTGGAGCATATTCTTGCATAAAACTTGGATGTTTCTTTAATAAGAAACTAAAATCATTAGTAGTTGAATCTATAACTGCCAATGAAAAGGTAAGTAAAAAATCTGAAGGAGCAGTTAAGAATCTATTTCCTGCTGTCAAAGTTCCTTGAACATTCTTACGAAATACATCTTCTTGAACTAAATTAAATATTCTATCTTCAGCATTTTTAACAAAATCTGGAATAGTAGAATTAAAAGTAGCCTCATCATTATTGAGGTAGTTTTGAATTAATGTTGTTATTTCTGAATAAGTCATAATTAATTAATTGTAACCTCTCCAACGGATGATGTCATCGTAAATCCTTCTATAGAACTGCCTAATATTTTGTCATTATTTGACAATACATAACCAAATCCTACTTCAAGATCATTACTTGGTCTTGGTTCATATAAAGATTGTGGGTCTGATACTACAGGTTTTGGTTCTAGTTGAGGGTGTTTAGTTTCAAAACATTGTGAACAGGTTTTTAAATTATTCCATTCTTTTTTAAGCTCTAATAACTTGTACTGAAAACCACATCTATCACATAAAGCTAGAGCAAATTTTCCAGAAGCGTAAGCCATTATCCTGTGTAGGGTCTAATTCTAAATGAAGCCCTATCCTCATCTGTAGAAGAGGCTCTGTCAAACTCTTCTTCGTACATTTGTTTTAACATTTGTGTTTTTTCTGGGGCTTTTTTTACTGATATGTAATAAGCCAAACCAGCTGCAAAACAAGGATAGAACCTAAAAGGCATATCCATAGTGTTAAGAGCAGTATCTGCATCGTCCATTCTTACTATCTTATTAAAAACTAATACGTCTGTAGAATTTTCTGGAGCAGGCCATATTTTTAATATAGCTGAGTTTTGCTTGTCAAGAAAAAATTGAGATGGTCTTCCTGTAGTTGATTTGGTAGGAATATTTAGATACTCACTACGACTTAATCTTCCCATAGACAAATCTGTTGTTGTAGAGCCTTCTACTCTTCTTAAACTGCAATCAAGAACATCTACAACATTAGAGTTTAAAGTGTAATTTAACGTGTTTTCAATAACTGTAAGAGTTTCCTCTTGAATCGTCCATTGATTTAAACCTCTGTTAGCCCATTCAGCCAACATAAGATTAATAGATCGTTTTGCAGTTACTAGATCATAACCAGTACGAAGTTCTAGCCCACATCTTTCAAAAGCTTCTTCAATAAAATCAGCTACATTAGGTTCAAAATTTGTGCTATTTGATGTTGTCATTATTTCTTCTTAATTTTTTTTAAAGACTTTTCTATTTGTTTAGCTTGTTTTGCGTGCAACTTAGAAGCGCCTTTTAGTTCTTTAATTAGTTTTCTTTTTGCTGTTATGCTTAATTCTGTCATATTAATCTTCCTCTTGAGCGTATAAATTGTTAAATGTTACATTAGGGTCCATATAGCTCTCATGTTGTTCTGCTGAGTGTGTCCATTGCGAAGGCATAAAGTCTGGCGCTCCTTCACCTACACGCCATAAAGCAGGATTTGTTGCCCTTACTCTATTATTGGGTAAGGCTACAAAGTTACCAGTATACTCGCCAGCGTCTGTTAAATATAACACATGTGATTGCTTATGTTGAGCAGGGTCATCTGCTATTGAGTTATCAGTATAATCTACAGTAAATAAATATTTACCTGTGTGGAATTCACCACCTATCTTACACATCCAAGGAGACGAGCTAACTCTATCCAAAACTACAACAGAATGCTCGTGACTTAAACAGTCCCAAGGTTGGGCTAAATGATCTTCCATAGGGTCTGGCCATTCTTCTAGAGGTATATCTGCTACTAAAGCTTGAATAGGCATTCTAGCCCACATAGCACCGCCATGAACGTTTTGCGCGTCTTCTTCATCGTCTATCTCACACCCAGTAAAAACTACCTGGAATGATAAAGACCTATCTGGCAATGTGTTTACAGCTATAACAAGAGCATGTAAATACTCTCCATGATACTTGCTATGATTTGCTGTAAATTCTTTTCTTACCCAGCATTTAAACTGAGGTATATTAGAAATTAAATATGACATAAAGGATGTAAATTAAACTTTACCGCCTTTGGCCATGTATTTAGTACCCTTCATTGACGCTCCACCTTTGGACATATATTTAGTACCTTTGGCTGCTCCGCCCTTAGACATATACTTAGTTCCTTTGGCTGCACCACCTTTGGACATATATTTAGTTCCTTTGGCTGCACCGCCTTTGGACATATATTTAGTTCCTTTTGATGCAGGTCCGCCCATTGCGTATCCTTTAGTTCTTTTAAACATTATTATCTCCTTTAAGACATTGTAGTTCTTTTGCGCTTGCTACTCATTACCTTACCACAACCTTTTGCAATAAATGAATTAGCTGGCCCGCCAGAACCTAGTTTTTTTCTTGTTGGTTTTGCTGTTTTAGCAGCATCTCTAAAATTTTTTGCGGTAGGAGCGCCTGGAGTACCAGGTTTTCTCATTTTTTCTCCTGAACCTTTAGCAATTCTATCTTTTTTTGCTTTTATATTTGCGTATAATCCTGTTTTTGCCATTAGCAACTCCAATCTTTGCGCGCCCAGTAGTTTGCACTACATCTGTCGCTTTTTATTCCACCACTTCTGGCGCAATAAGATTTTTTTCTAGCAGCACTTTCTTTGTGCATACCCATTTGTTTATCACCAAAAGTAATTCTTTTTACTCTACTACTTTCACTACTACAACCTTTAACAAAGACTTCTTTACGTTTTTTACCGTATCCAGGACTATCTTTTGAAATAGCCCTGGGTTTGTTAAGTGTTACTGTCTTACCTTTGTATTCAGCCATTTTTAGGCATAAAAAGCAGTCATAGAACCAAAAGTTGCAGTTGTATAGTTTATGTACAAACCACCATTAAATAAAATTCCACTATCAGGAATAGTAATATCTCTAGTTACTGTAGCAGATGCAACAGAACCTAGTTTAAAAAGAGTTGTACCTGATTCTGAAGTATTTACAAAACTAACATTACCTGCTGTTCCAGAACAAACCATGTTTATTCCTTGTAGCCTAGTTCTTCCTGCAAAAACAAAATCTGCAACTGCTGTGTTA